CGGTGCCGCCGAACGCGGCCACGATGCAGATTTTCCTGCCCGCCATCCACTCGTTGAGCATTTCCACGCCCTCGTTTGTAACGGCAGCGTCTTTCCAGTGTGCCATAGATTTTTACCTCCCTGAAATAGTAATGGCCGGATTTCCAACGGAAACCCGGATGCGTTGATAACTGTGGAAAACCCCAGCCGCTCCAGCCGTCGCGGCCCTTCCGGCGGGGACCTTCACCCCCGCCGCGCCCACCTTCACCGACACCCGCTGGATGCTTCCAAAACAGCCGGTAGACACCGCCCGGCCCGCTGCGCCCTGGGGCTTTGCCAGGGGCGGCACGTCCACCGTCCCGTCTACCCTCTGCCGGTATCCGGCGAAAGCGCCCCCGGCGGTCAGCCCGGCGACGGCCCCCGGCCTTTTCAGTTGCGGCACTCGGACGGTCGCCCGGTCTGCGCTCCTGCTCCCGGCGAACGCGCCCCCGGCAACAACGGTGGTCCTGCCGCCCGGCCTGATAAGCGCCGGGACCTTGACTTCCGCCCGGCCCACGCTCCGGGTCCCGGTCAGCCCGCCGCCCGCAAGCAGGACGATTTTCCCGCCCGGCTTCGCCAGCTCCGGTACTTGGATGGTTGCCCGGTCGATTTCTCGGCTTCCCGCGAACAGGCCCCCGGCCACCGCCCAGGACTTTTCCGGCACCAGGAAATAGCGTACGCCGTCGTTGTGGGACCGCAGGGATTTGTAGAAATTCAGCCGCTCCAGCACCCGCCGCTGGCGCACCCGGTCCCCGGAATCGCTGGTGATGTCGATGTTCAGCCGGAAGTGATACGGCTCCCCGCCGTACTCGAACCACTCTTCCACGGTGGTCAGCGGGTAAATGGCCCGGATGGCCGTCTCCACCGCCGCCTTTGTTCCCAGGGTCTTATGCACCCGCCAGCTCCCTTTCAGGGTCCGGCGCTTCTCTTCGACGCTGTACTCCTGGTCCCACCAGTCTACCTTGAAGTCCCGCGCCAGAATGTCCAGCACGGTTTCATTCAGTCCGTCGATGTTGGAGATAATGCGCACCCGGTCGATTTCCGCAAGCCGCGCTGCCAGCGCCTCGGCGTCCGCCGCCGCCCGCGCCATCATGGCCTGGTCTTGGGTCAGCGCAGGCGGTACGATAAGCAGAAGATTTTCGCGGGTGATGCCCAGCTTGGAATCATTCATCCTCGTACCCTCCGTTGATGATTACCGGAGGACCGGCCAGCCGGGCAAGCTGCGGCGCGTCCGTCCCGCTCCCGTCTTTCAGGGAGGTAAAGGCCGGTTCCTCCAGCTCCACCCGCTTGATGCCCGTTTCCATCAGCATAGAGATAAGCCTTGACGGGTTGATGTCCCGGCCCAGCTTTGCGCATTGCCAGGTCGTGTATTGCTCCACCTTCTCGCGCACCGCCGTCTCCAGCGCCTCGCCGCTGGTTGCCGTCCCCTCCTGCGTGTAAAAGGTGAGGCGCACATTGTACTCCACGTCCTCCGGGTCCTCCACGGAAACAAAGTCTGTCAGCGGGCGCACGTCGTCTGCGCTGCACGCCGCCAATACCCGCTCCTTCATTTCCTCTGTGGCCGGTGTGCCGTCGTCCATCAGGACGTACAGCTTCACCACCCCCGGCGTGGGGGATGCCGCTATCACGTCGGCAATCTCGGTGCTGACCTGCTTGGCAAAGTAGATGTATCCGCCCCGCGCCCCGGCGCAGCTATAGCCGTCCATACTAAGGCGAAGTAGCTCGTAAAATTCCTCGTCCGTGGCGGCGTCCGCGCCCCCGTCCGATTCGGTCAGGTTTTCGCAGGACAGGGAGTAGGCGAACGGGTCAATGATGGAATCTATCTGCCCTTCCACATATCCGTTTCCCCGCTTTCCCTTTGTCTGGCACTGGACCTTTGTATCCACATGGTCTTTCCCAATTTCCACATACACGTCCGCCAGCGTTTCCCACACAAGGGTCTGCCTTGCGTCGGTCACGCGGGTCCCCTTCGGTATCAGCACGGCGAACTCCTGCGGCTCGGATATGGTAAAGCGCATGGTGCAGGTCGCGGCCTTGGCCTGCGGTCGCTCCTGGGTGTAGAACAGCTCCGCCAGCGCGTCCAGGTTTTCCCCCACCGCCCGGCTTGGGATGTTCTGGTTGGCCGTGTAGTTGGTCAGCACCCGCTCCAGCACGATTGCCTCCGCCATCCACTGGATAAAATGCCGCTCCGGGCTGGCGGGCTGTACGGTGACGCCCATGATTTCTTCGTAAATGGCCGTCAGCCATATCACAATGTCCTCCGGGTCCGTGGGGATAAATTTGTATTCCGCCGGTCTGCTCATGCTGAATCACCTGCCTTGATTTCGATTTGCACAGTAAAGGCCAGCTTCCCCGGATTGGACGGGTCAAAGAACAGGTTTATATCCTTGTATTCCGCGCGCGGCTCCCATTCCTCGATTGCCTCCCGCACCGGGATAACGGCCATGTTTTTTGCCAGATTCATAGGCTTGTCTAAAAAGCTCATGTCCAGCCCAAAACTCCGGTACATAGGTACGCTGCCCTTCGGCGTCGCCAGGATAACGGCCACGTTGCGCAGGATTTCCTTCACCCGGTCCTCTTCGTTCAGTTGGATGTTCGCAAGGTCCGTCGCGGAAACAGTGTACTCCATCCTCTCGCCCCCTTATCCCGGAATCGTGAACGTCTGCCCCGGATAGATAAGGTTCGGATTTTTCCCTATCGTGTCCCGGTTTGCCTCGTAGATTTTGGTGTAGTCCGCGCCGCTCCCGTAGAACTTTTTGGCAAGCGTCCAGAGGTTGTCCCCCTTCTTGACGGTGTAGGTCGTTCCGCCGGACCCGCCGTCGGATGCACCGCCGCCGGTATCTGCCGCCGCCTCCGGTGCTGGTGCTGGAGCCGGGGCCGCGCTGCTGGTATTCTGGTCCTCTCCTTTCAGATATTCCAGAAGCTCTACCGACACTTCCACGGCGTACATATCCCCGTTTCCATCGGTGTACTCTATCTTGGTTTCGTGATTCACGATGTTCCAACGGTATTTCCCGTAGGCTTTCCCGCCTATGACCAGCCCCAGCGCCTCCGCGTCCCGCTCGTAGTTCCAAATCTTGACGACCTCTTTCAGCGGGTCCACGCCCATTTCCGCCGTCAGAAGGATGTCGAACGAAAAGCGGTCCGGGTCTATCCCGGTAAACTCTGTCAGCGCGTGTGTGTTGTGCCGCTCGTGGGTGGCATACCGGACCGACCCGCTCCATTTCAGATTTTTAGGCGTGCGGAATACCTCGCGGGATACGATGAACGAAATCCCATCGTCCGGGCTTTTCCCCAGGTAGCCAATCAGCGCCACGGCTTCACACCTCCCAAAATCACCCCGTCCCCGTTGAACACAGGGAAGTACAGCACCAGCACCAGGTCGTTGACCTTTGGCATATAGGGCTTGATAATCAAATCGTGCTTGTGGCTCGCAAACGCCGGGTCCCCGGAACCGCCCGCCTCAAACTCCGTCCGCTGCGGCACATCGTAGTCTGGTATAAAATCACGGGTTATCAGCACTGGAAGCCAGTCCGATTCAATCCCCATGCTATCAAACCACACCTTTGCAATGCGCTTTCCGTTGTCCACGGCGGTTACTTTCCCCTCCCGCACGATGTCCTCAATGTTCATCAGTAGTCCAGCACCTTCCGTATCGTGATTTGCGTGGTATATCCGCCGCCGCCCACCGTATGGACCGCTCTGGTGACGATGTATTTCCCGTCCCAGCCGCCAAAGCCTTTGATCTGGACCGTGACCCCGGCCACAAGCCCCACGTCTCCCGGCAGGGTGAAGGTGGCGGTTTTCGCCAGCTTGTTGTGCAGGCGCAGATGCTTCTTTGCCAGCGCTTGCGCCTCGCCCACGCTCCCGACCTTGGCCTTGATTTCCAGGCATTGGTCCCCGGAAACGCTGCTGTCCTCCGCCGTCCCTTCGATGCACTTCCCCGTGTTCGGGTCCATGTATCGGACGCGGCACTTGGAATACTTGGTGTCCGCCGAACCGGAGTGCAGTTTGTACTTGATGTACCCGCCCTTCGCTCCTTCTTCAATGGTGAGGACCGGCGCTTTCGCTTCATACTCCGCCTGGTCATACAGCACAAGTTTCCCGTCCGTGACCTTGATGGAGATTCCGGCGTCCTGGCACAGCTTCCGTAAAAATTCAATGTCGCTCTGCCTGGTCTGCTCCACCCGGTCATAGGACGGGTTTGTGCTGGCTTCGTACTGACAGCTCATGCCGCCGTTGGCCGCGATTTCCGATGCAATGCCGGACAGGTTGTAGTTTTTCCACGCCTTTGATTTCTTCGTCTGGCGCAGGTCAGAGGAAAATGCAAGGCTGGAGGCGTTGATTGTCACCTTGGCTGGCGGGCCGGAGGCGTCCACGCTGTCCAGCTCAAACGCCCCCGTTTTCAGTTTCCCATCCTTCTTCCAGTGTTCCGGCTTGATAACCGCACCGATAGACAGCTTGCCCCCGGCGGCGGCTTCCACCGCCTCTGTCAGCCACTTTTGCAGCCACACCTTATCCCGGTCCTGTACTTCGATTTTCAAGTCGTCGGCCAGGTCGTCCGTGTCGTCCGTGTAGGTGATGCTCTGGAGATACGGCTTGATGTCCTTTGTAATATCTGTCCCGTCGAACGTAACATCAACCGATGTCCGCCGGGCCAGCACCTTATCCGCCATACCGTCACCCCGCTATCGTTTCCACGGCGGGAGGTTTGCGTTGGGCTTTTCCTCGATTTCCGGCAGGCGCAGCGTGACCCCCGCCGGGAACAGGAGCTTCCCGACGTGTTCCAGGTTTGCGCTCACAAGCTGGTCCGTGTAGTCTGTGCTTCCCAGCTTCCGGTACGCAATCATGTCCCAGGTGTCGCCCTGGACCGTTGTGTAGGAACCGCTCACACCATGGCCCTCCTTCTCATGTCCGCGTCGGCGTCCTCCATGACCTCCAGGACGGCGCTTTTCAGCTCGCCCCGGCTGACGTAATCCTGCCAGGCGTTCACCGTCTCCGGCGACGCCCCAGCTTCGATGTGGAGGTGCAGGTCTATCTTCGGCCTGCCCGCCGCCGCCCCGCTCGTCCCTGTGACCTCCAGGGGCGGTCTTGCGGACTGTACGCCCTGGGCGGCGGTATACCGCGTGTATGCGTTGTAGTCCTCCGCAACCTCGCGGGAAACGCTGCTGGGAAGAATCTGCTCCCCGCCGTGCATCCGCATCAGCTCCGGCCCCTCTTCGCCTACCCAGGACCAGCCCGGCACGGCGTTTGCCGTTCCGCTGGCATAGCCCCGTCCACCGTTCGCATACCACGCGCTGTCGGCGTATTTCGCTGGTCCCAGCGCAAGAGAAGCGGCCCGCGCAACATTCGCATAGGCGCTTCGTACCTGTGGAAGCATACCTTCCGCCTGGTCGATGTAGGCTTGCACCGTGGCCCGCCCGCTCTCTTTTGCTTCCTCCGACATATCCAGCTTCCCGATTTCTTCTTTCATATCCCGGATAAGCTGGTCCATCTGCTCGTTGAGGCCGGTCGTCCATTCCGCCACATCCCCGGCGGCTTCCTCCTGGCTTGCGCTGATTTCCCCCAGCGTGTCCGCCAGGTCGGTGAGCGCCTGGGTGTTTCCATCGTTTACGGCCTTGACCATATCGGCGGCAAGGCCCGCCGCCTCCGGTGTCCCGCTCCTGATATACTCCATCAGTGCGTTGTAGTTCTCCTGCGTTACCCCCAGGCCCTTGGCGGATATTTCTTTCAGGGCTGCGATATTGGCGGCGTACCCCTGCCAGAAAGAAAGCTGTGTGTTCAGCGCTTCTTGCGCCGCCGCAACGGTGGCCTCGGCGTCCGCTTTTGCCTCGTCGAACAATCCAAACTGCCCGGAAAAGCTCTCCAGGGCTTCGTCGTAAGCGTCTGCGTATGCCTCTGTCAACGCCTGCACAGATGCCATTGTTCCGTCCAGCGCTTCCCGGACTGCCGATTCCTGCGCCGCCGTATTTGCCTGCCCGTCCGAATAGTCGCCCATTGCTTCGGTCAGTTCATTCACCGCCTGCTCCGCCGCGTTCATTTCCGCTTCTGCGGCGGCGACGGCCTCTGCGTCCTTCGCAATGGCCTTTTCGTGGGCTTCCACGCTTGACTGTGCTTCCCAAACCTCGTTGCTTAGGTCAGACAGCGAATTTTGCAGGTCGTAGTATTCCTGGGAGAGATACCCCGTCGCGTCTCCCAGCACCCCATATTCCCGATACTGCCGGTCTGCCTCTTCGCTGGCCTCGGCCCACAGCTCGTTCATACGCTCAATGGCAGCGTTGTACTTCTGGCTGGCGGCTTCCAGCTCATACCGCGCCTGGGTCAGCCCGATTTCATTTTCTGCCGCCTCCAGCATGACGCCGTTGTACTGCTCCATCAGGGTATTAAGATACTCCTGATAAGCCTGCGCCTTGGCGTTCCGCTTCCATTCCTCGGTGTTGGCGCGCAGCGCCTCGGTGGTGGTTTCCAGTGTGTAGGTCGCTCGTCCGTACTCGTCCGTTGTGGTGCTGATGCAGTCGGACAGCTCCGGCATGACCTGTAGCAGAAGCGCCAGCGTATTTTGATACTGCTTCTGCTCTTTGTCGGATGCGTTCGCCATGTCGCCCATAGCTTCCAGCTTGTCGATATAGCTGTTTGCCACATCCGCCGCCGCCAGGGTGGAGGCGGTTGTGTCCTCGCAGGTGGCCCCAGCTTCCGCTATGGCCTCGTTCATTTCCCGCGCGGCTACAGTCAGCTCCCTTACCGCCGGTCCGCCGTCCCGCGTGGCGTCCACAAAAGTTACTACCGCCGCAGTCGCAGCGGCGGCAGCGCCTACAACTGCCAGGAACGGTCCCGCCGGTGTTGCGAACAGCGACGCCAGATTAAGGGCTTTCCAAACTTTCATTGCGGTGTTCACACCCACAATAGCGGTCCCCAGCGCCATAGCAGCACCCGCCCCGGCCATAAGGCCCTTTGTGAGCGACGGGCTTTCAATGATAAAATCATTCAGCCCGTTCAGCAGTTCCGTCTTTAACTGTGTCAGCGCCCGCAGTTCCGGGTTGAATTGCTCTCCGATGGTTGATTGCAGGGCTTCCATAGCGGAGTTCATCAGGGTAATGTCGCCGTTCAGGTTGTCCAGCTTCACCTTTGCCATCCGCTCCGCCGCGCCGTTGCAGTTGTTGATGGAGGCGTACAGGCTTTGGAAGTCCTCGTTCGTGGCGTTCAGGATTGCAAGCAGTCCGT